TAATATCACTTCTTGGTTTGTTTCAAGAGCGATTAGACAGTTACGGAAGGATGCTGAAGTTAAAGCAATCATCTCTTACGCTGATAGTGATTTCCATAGTGGTACAATCTATCGGGCTTGTAACTTTAAATATTGCGGACTCACAGACTCAAAGAAAGATTTCTACTATGCAGACGGAACTAAACACTCTAGAGGCAAAATTAAAGGTGCTGAAGGAGAATGGAAAGACCGCTCCCGCAAACACCGATATGTGATGATGTTTGATAAGAGTTTGGGACTCTTATGGCATAGTGACTCTAGTATTCTCAGTACGAATTAAAGTCTTATCGATATATTGTGAAGATTTATCATAATACATAATCTTTCTCATATCATTTAAGTATTGTTGTAGGTAATCTTTTTTGAGAACATAAATTGTTCTTTTTTTATTATTTTTTCTAACTTCATACTCATAATTACTAATTCCTGTAACTGGTGCAGGAGTAATATTTTGAGTTGGAATATTTGGATCTGGAATTGTAAAATTATAGTCCACAACTTTACCTGCAGGAAGAATCAAGCGACCTTGTAAGTCTTTAACTTCTTTAGTTTCATAATGATGTAAAGCATTTAATTGAGTCCCATAAATTTCTTCAGCATATCTGTAAACATCTTTATCTGACAAAGGCCATTCATTTCTAATATTAATAATTCCAGCAGTTAGAATCACAACCCAATCTAAATCCGATCTACCATAAAGTTCTTCTGCCACAGTATCAGGACGAGATCCATCTTGAATTTGATACTTATTAAAAAGAGTAAAAACATTTTGCAAATCATCACGAAGTTTAACTCTACGAAATAAATTCTTTGCACGAACATAAGCATCAGAAGATACTCTGTCAGCAAAAGGTGATTGATATTCTAAATCTGGTAATTCTCTGAAGTATCCCATTAGTATCCAACTCCATCTGTTAATGGAATCTTATCATAATCATCAGAGTAAATTGGATTCAGTTCTTGGAATGAAAGTGTAAGTTTCATATGAACTGGAGTTGCATCTTCATAAGTTGCATAGACACCAGATCCAGTATAGTCAACTCCCATACTTAGCAATGCACATGGTTTAAATGAATGGAGGAATGGATGTTTTTTGTTTCCCGATTTGTAAGTCAAATGAAATATTTCAGGAGCACTAATAAAAAGTCCAGCGCCAGTCCCACTTGAAGTTTTAGCAGCCATTGACTGTTTGAATGTTCTTATGATATTTTTAACTGCCAGTGCCTCTTCTTGGAATCTGGGTGCAAGATTGAATGAAAAATTAAAAGATCTCAATTGAACTCCTTGAAACAATAGTTCCATATTTGGATTAAGAACCTGACCAGTAGTTCTCGCTAAAACTCCCTCCGCAGTCACATTTCCCCCAAGAGTTCCAACTGCCTTTGCTGACATGTAACTAGTAGCTAAATCTTGTGCATTTCCACCAGTTAGAACTGCCTTTGTTTTATTTAATAATTTGTCAAATGCTCCCTTTGGATCTCCTTCCATACCTTGTTGTACCGCTCCAAGTCCTGCAGCTTCTAAAGGATTTATCTCATCTTGCCCCCATTTAACCAAATTAGTATCAGAAATTCCTTGTGGCATGGGGAGAAGAATTTGATATAATGGATCTTTTAAACTTCCACTATCATCTAATGCTTGTGTAGAAGTTCTTTGAAGTATATTTGGATTATCGCTTAACTCTAAACCTGGCGCAGAATATTTGATGATCATAATCTCAAGATAATCATCTTTTGCATCTATTCTTTTTTGGGGATATCTATAAGATCCTTTAAGTGCCATTTATCTTTTTGTAACTATTTAGTTTATGTTTGTAATATTTTTCTATATGGAACATCATGAAGATAATCGAACTCTTCACCCTTTTGAACTCTATGAAAAACACCAGTGACATTTTCCCAGAGATAATTTCTGTGATCTGGCCAATGAACATTAAATCCTTTAAATCCAGAAAGATTGACTGATTCCACCATTAATAGTGGATGTTGATCATAAAGAATTTTTGGAGTGATTGCCGTATATACAAATGTGTATATATTTCCTGGTCTTGGATATTGTTCAGTATCATCAAAAACTTCTTGAATAATTGCCATAATTTCATCTGGACTATCAGTTGCTTGTGAAATTCTTTGCATCATCATTTCCACTCTGCTTAATTTTTTAACTGGCGGTGCAGATTTTTGATAGTCTCTATCAGACTTTATAATCGATATTAATTTTTCTTTTGATAACTTGTCATAATTACCGGTAGATCCTTGTCCAGAATCTGTCTGATAATATATTGTATATTTTTTTGCAATCTCAACTAATTCATTCTTACTATATTGTTCTAATGATTTTTCGTATCCGGTAAGTGCCATTATTTGATCCCCAATTCGCTTTCGGTGAGCACCTTAAACTCCCATTGTCGATCTTTACAAAACTCTTCTGCTGCCTTCCACTTTGCCTGATTCTTAGCATACTCATAGACTTCATAGATATATCCCTTCGTCTTTCTTTTTTGTGGTATTGGTTCTACTGTTTGTTTCTTGGGTTTAATTTCGATTATACATTTTTTAATTTCACCACTACTTTCTCTTACTTTGATGTAGAAGTCTGGAAAGTATCTTCTTACTTTATTTGTTGTTGGATCAAAGTAAGGAACAGCAATTTCTTCACTAGCATATTCAAGAATATTTTCATTAGTATCACAATAAACTAAAAATTTTCTTTCCCAACTTGACCTATAGATTATATTAGTGGGGTTTCCAATATATTTTTTGGGATTTTTGGGAGTATATTTCCCTTGGAGAAATTTTTTATTCATATCTTCTCCACCCTCTATGACTTTTGTTTCTCCCAGAAACCACTTGTACCAAACAACCAATACTTAGTTCATTATCTTTTGCAAATTTAGTAAGATTTTTTATTTTTATAATATCATTATTAGGACTTAATAATGTATATTCTTTACTATTTTTTTCTGATAGATTTTTCTTCATTTCATCTGATAATTTTTTTCCTTTATTTGGACTAGGATTGGTTTGATAATATTTCTTTTTAATTTCGCTCATTTTTTTCTTTGTTTCTTCACTATGTTCTTTTCCATACATAGGACTTAATTCACCAAATCTTGCACTTCCATACATTCCATTTTTTTCACCAAAATTTCTTCTGGAATTTTTAAAATCATTATCTGTTTTATATAAATTTTTAATTTTATTACTTATAATTTTTTTTGTTTCTTCGCTATGCATTTTTCCATAAAAACCATTGTTTTCCCCATTACATCCACTATCAGTATCTACAATAAAAGTTTCTTCTATGACCTCATACCCCGATATATTAAATATTTCATTCAATTTTTTTGTGTTTAATTTGTAATTTATTTCTTTCATATTGAAGAATTTACTATTCCATATTATTTATAGTAATTAATTTTTCCTTTATACGACATCTAAATATAGTATAAGAACCTTAAGAGTATTTAGAGTGTCCATTGCACGTCCTCGCAAGATATCACAGATTAAACCACTTTTCGGCAATCTTGCACAAACTTCTCACTATCAAGTTTCTTTTGGATCATTACCACGTCCTCTTCGAGATCACTTAAGTTTAAGAGGTGTTGATTGGAGGTTTGTTGCCGAAAATGCTGGATTATTGTGCTCTTCTGCATCATTACCAGGTAGTACTATAGGAACTGCAGACATTGTTGGTGATGTTAGTGGAGTTGCTGAAAAAATGGCTCATAGTAGGGTATTTACTGCATTAGATTTAACATTTTATGTTGATAAAGAATATAAAATGATTAAATTTTTAGAGCATTGGATAGAATTTATTGCTAGTGGATCTGGAGCAGATATAACAAATAATGGATATTTTTTCAGAATGAAATATCCTCAAGATTATAAAACAGATACTGTTAAAATTTTAAAATTTGATAGAGATTATAGGAACGAAATTGAATATAATTTTTTTAAATTTTTTCCAATTTCAATGTATTCTCCAACAATTGCATATAATGACTCTCAAACATTAACTGTAACTGCATCATTTAATTATGAAAGATATGTTTGTGGTTCTATCAGAAGTTTGGATGTAAATTATTTGAGAAGTAATAATTTAATACCTCAAAATGTAACTGCATCAACATCAACATCCACATCCGTAAATAATTCGAATAAACTTGCAACTGGAGTGCAAGAAATGATTTGGAGAAATCTTAATCAAGGAACTGGAAGATTAGATGATCCAAGACCCAGGGGAATTGGTGGCACTATTAATCCTAGTACAACTGCAAAAGAAATTTCTAATAATACAAATCCCAATAATAGTGGATGGTTTAGAACGCTATAAATAGAAGCACCTGAATTCTATAGGTTATTATGCCTTTACCAAAGATTGCGACTCCAATTTATGAATTGGAAATTCCATCATTAAAAAAGAAAATTAGATATCGCCCATTTCTAGTTAAAGAAGAAAAGATCCTCATTATTGCAATGGAGAGTGAGGATAGTAAGCAAATTGCAAATGCAGTTAAAACAGTAATTTCAAACTGCATCTTAAGCAAGGGAATTAAGATTGATGATCTTGCCACATTTGATATTGAGTATTTGTTTTTAAATATTCGTGGCAAATCAGTTGGAGAAACTGTCGATGTATTAATTACCTGCCCAGATGATAATGAAACAAAGGTTCCTGTGAGCATTAATCTTGATGAAATTTTAGTACAAGAACAAAAAGATCATAATAGAGATATTAAATTGGATGATACTTTGACAATGAGAATGAAGTATCCCTCCATGGCAGAATTCATTAAAAATAACTTTAATAGTGGAGAAGGAATTGGTGTTAATGAATCCTTCGATTTAATTTGTTCATGTATCGATCAAGTATATTCTGAAGAAGAATCCTGGATTGGAAGTGAGTGTTCAAAAAAAGAACTTTCGGAATTTGTTGAGCAATTGAGTTCAAAGCAATTTAAAGAAATTGAGAAGTTTTTTGAAACAATGCCCAAACTTTCTCATAATATTAAAATTGAAAATCCAAATACTGGTGTTGAAAGTGAAGTCGTACTGGAGGGACTTCCTGCTTTTTTCGTGTAAGTATGGCGCATAATGATCTTGCGTCATACTTCCGAACTAATTTTTCCTTGATGCAACACCATAAATATTCATTAACAGAACTTGAAAATATGATTCCTTGGGAAAAGGAAATTTACATTACACTTTTACAACAATATATTGAAGAAGAAAATCTTAAAAATCAGCAATCCTAATGGCAGTTTTACCATCGCCACTTTCCAATTCCATTCAGGGTATTAATGAAAGTACCGTATCGGGAAGTGTTTTTGGTGGAAACAAGCAAGATCCAGAAACAAAATCTAGACTTCAATCACTTTCATCTTCAATAGTAGCATTACAAAATCAAGTTAATGAATTAAATAAAAATAATATTACTAATGTTGGAGTTTTTGCAAATTTTCAACAATCTTTTGTTAATCAAATTGATAGTGTAAGACTTCAATTAAGTAAAGTTGATCAAACTTTAGAATCAGTTGCAACTGTAATCGCAAGTGAAAGTGCTATTGAGAGTCAAAAAAATCGTTATGAAGAAGAGAAAGAAAAAAGATTAGCAGAAGCAGGTGCAAGGGGTGGGAAAGAAAGTCTTTTAGAAACTAAAATTCAAAGTGCCTTATCGGAACCAGTAAATCGTATTGGAAATAAGGTTTCATTTGGATTCCAGAATTTAATGTCTTTCATAACGACATTACTTGGGGGATGGTTAACTCTTGAAGGAATCAAGGCGATCAAAGCTTATCAAGATGGTGATAAGAAACAACTAGATGATATTAAAAATTCTGTAATTAAAACACTTGGAATTGCTGGTGGTATATTTCTTATTATTAATGGTGGTATAGGTCGCGTTATTAGCACGATTGTTGGACTTGCAGCAAAAATTGGAAAATTTGTAGTTGGTGGATTGATTATTAAACCATTTCAGGCAGTTATGACTGGTATTGGTAATGCTGCCAATGGTATTTTTAGACCTAATAGAACTCCAACACCACCTAAAGGGCCAAAACCTGCTGGAGGAGGAGGTCTTTTATCTGGAATTGGTAAAATTATTACTGGTGTAAGTGGGGTAATGAATTTCCTCAATGGTGAAAATGTTGATGCGGCATTGGCGGCTTTGACTTTTGTTCCTGGTGGTGGAATATTTAAACTCGCTAGAGTCGCTGCAGGAACAGTATTTACTATTGATGAAATTGCAGAAGCATTAGGTAAAAATTTTACTGGTGCAGATCCTAAATTACTGAAACAAAAACAAAAAGAATTAGAAGAGGCAAAGAAAAAAAATCAAAATAAACTTGCATCATCCCCGCTTAAAAAACCTGAACCACCAAAACCAGCAGCTGCTAAACCTGCTCCATCAACTCCTATGACTCCACCTGCAAGTAATTTGCAGATTAAAGCACCAGAAACACCACCAACACCAGCACCTGCATCAACACCAGCACCTGCATCAACACCACCACCTGCATCAACACCACCACCTGCATCGACACCACCACCTGCATCAACACCAGCAGCAACTTCTACATCAGCAACAACTTCTGCATTAGCACCAAGTTCTACATCAGCAGAAACTTCTAAACCAGCACCAGCACCAAGTTCTGCATTACCACTAACACCAACGCCAGCAGAAACTTCATCCAAACCTACTACTCCACAAATAACGCCAGCAGAAACATCAAAAGTTCCAACTGTACCATTTAATGTTGGGCCAGAACCTGAACCAAAACCAAATATTGTATATACATCTTCAGGTTCTTCTACACCTCCACCACAACAACCATTAAAAACTGGGACTGCAAGTGATGTTCCTGCCATTCCTTCATCCAATCCTGATAATTTTTATACATTATATTCTCAAATTAATTATAATGTGGTAATGTAATATGGCAATTACATCTTCAATTAATTTAGATAAAGTATCAAATGGAATCAAGTCCCTTAATACTGGAATGGGGCAGTTAAAAAAATCGGCAGATAATATAAAAACTGTTTCTCTGAATAAAACAAGAATAAAAAGAGAATCGATTGCTAGAAATAAAATGCTCAGTACAATGAGAGAAGAAGCAGTCAGAAGAAAAGATCAGGAAAGTGTAATTGAAGCTTCTGGTGTTGGTGGAGCATTTAAAAGAACTGGAAAAGTTATTAGTGACAGTACAAAAGGATTTCTTGGTAGATTATTAGATTTTGCATCCAGTCTTTTACTTGGTTGGTTACTTTACAATTTGCCAACAATTATGACGGCAATTGAAGATTTGATTACCAGAATTAAAAACTTATATGAAATATTAACTGATTTTATGAGTAATATTAGAAATACATTTTTAAATTTTGGAAATCTTCTTTCTGGTGTATATCAAGATATTACTCAATTTGATTTCACTGATCAATCAAAAAGAGTTCAAAGTGCAATGGATGATTTGAATGCAAATATGGATTCTATGCATGATGAATTCATGAAAGGATTTGATTTGCTTACAACTCCTCTTGGACAAGGCCCTGAAGAAACACCACCTGCACCATTAAATACTGATTATACTCAACCTGCTCCTACTACAGGAACACCACCAGCACCAAAAGGTGCAGATCCTGGTTGGGCAAAAGTTTATGAGGCTGCAAGAAAGGCAGGAGATCCATTTCCAGAAGTTACTGCATCTCAATGGGCAGTAGAAAGTGGATATGGAAAATATCCAAGTGGAAAAAATAATTTTTTTGGAGAAACTGGAATTCCTGGAAGAGATCCTGGAAGATGGTTAAGTGTTCCTGAAGGTGGTAAGCAATATTTTAGAGATTTTGAAACCCCTGAAGAAGGAGTGAAAAATAAAGTTAAACGCTGGAGTTATAAGTATGGGAACGCCAGAACTCCAGAAGAAGCAATACGAAATATTGAATTGCCAGGAGGGGCAAAAATTCCTGGAACTAACATGACTAGTCATGGAATATATGCAACAGATGCAAATTATGTTTCTAAAGTAACTGCAAGTATGAGAGCACAGGGCATTGATCCTACAAAACCAAGAACTGGTTCAGCACCTGCACTTACTTCTAAAGCAGCTGCACCTTCAAAACCACAATCAGGTAAAGGAAATGGATTTTTAACTCCTGCAGATTTGATGAAAGTAAAATCATTATCATATCCTGCCGATTATAAAGATTGGTACGGAAATAATGCGATGTTAAATCCAACCGCAGGAAAAGCATTTTTGGCGGCACAACAAGCATATGGAAAAGATATTCCAATTAATAGTGCATATAGAAGTTATGAGCATCAAAGAAATGTAAGTGGTTCTGTTAAAGCAACTCCTGGATATTCAAGACATGGTGTAGGATTAGCACTTGATCTTCAACCAGGAAGTGATTCATATAATTGGATGATGAAAAATGGGCCAAAATATGGTTGGTATTATGCAAAAATACCTGGAGATCCATATCACTTTGAATATAAAGGTGGTGGAATAAAACCAATACAATCACAACCAGCGCAAGTATCACCAACAACTCAACCAGGGCAAAATGTTCCCTCAGTTGCTCAAGATAAAAGAGGTCAACAAATTATGGTTGTAGATGATCGTCAACCATCTGCACCACAACAAGTTTCTTCGGGTGGCGGAGAAGGAGGTTCACAACAAATGCCTCCTGAAGATTCGTTAAATAGTCTTATTAAGAACCAAATACTTCTAGAGTTAGCATATACCTAATGGCAGCAATTAATAAGTCAATTTATGAAGAATTGACAATAGAATCAAACGATCAAAAAAGAACTGCCGATATTAGACAGGGTGCTGTAGCTATTGACTATTATGAGGATATTTTTTCACCAACAATTACTGCAAAAATTAGAATAGTTAATACTGGAGATGCTATTCAAGCACCCGACAAAGAAGGCAATGCTGATGGTGAAAAACAATCAATTTATAATGGTCTTCCTCTTCGTGGTGGTGAAAGAGTAGCATTAAAGATTAAAGGAAATTCTCCTAAAAATCCAGGACTAGACTTTGCAACAAATGAAAAGGATTACTTGTATGTTTCAAGTATTACCGATATTGTAACGCAATCTCAAAGAGAAACATTTCTCTTAAATCTAACTTCAAGAGAAGCAATTACAAATGAAACTTCGAGAGTTGGAAAAAAATATAAAACAAGTTCGACAATTGATGCTTCAGTAGAAGATATTCTTAAAAATTATCTAAAAACCGAAAAGATCGGTAAAATTGATAAGACTCAAAACAAATATGGATTCATTGGAAATCTGAGAAAACCATTTACAATTTTAGTATGGTTAGCATCTAAAGGTGTTCCTGCAGAAATTTCTGGAGATGCAACGGCAGGATTTGTATTCTATCAAACAAAAGAAGGATTTCAATTTAGATCAATTGATAGTTTAATCTCACAAAAACCAGATAAAATTCCAACATATACTTATACTCAGGTCAATCAATCTGGAATTGAGAGAGATAATGATTTTAAAATTCTTAATTATATGACAGAAAGAAATCAAAATCTACTTGAAAAATTGAGACTTGGTTCTTATGCAAGTTATCGTATGTTTTATAATCCATTAACATTTGAATTCACCGATCCACAGAAAGGTATATTTACAACTGATGACTATGTAAGTGGTGTAAAAAATCTTGGACAAAAACTTGAATTGCCAAAAATTTCAAATAGTTCAAATGTTGATCTTGGTCACATACCAACCAGATATTTAACTCAAGTTTTGGATATTGGTACTCTGGAAAAGGATGTTTCGACAGAAGGAAACTCCGATCCTTTTAAATATCAATCTCAGGCGATCATGAGATACAATATGCTCTTTACTCAAACTTTAAGCATAGTTGTTCCTTCAAATACTAATTTGAAAGCAGGTGATATTATTGAATGTAAATTTCCAAAAATTTCAAGAGGAAATAGTGAAGAATATGATAAAGACCAAAGTGGTCTATATATGATAAAAGAACTGTGTCATCATTTTGATACTGATGCATCATATACTTCAATGAAATTAATTAGAGATACATTTGGAGCACATGGAACGAACGATAAATGATACAAGAATCCTTACTAAAGACTAATTTTCTAGGAAGAGACGGATTTCGTTGGTGGATCGGGCAGATTCCTCAAGAAAGTGCTCATGGTGGGCAAATTAATGGTGCAGGTTGGGGAAATAGATTCAAAGTTCGTATTATGGGTTATCATCCATATGATCTTACTGAACTTCCAGATGAAGATTTACCTTGGGCACAATGCTTACTTCCAACAACTTCTGGAACAGGCGCAGGAAATAATTCCACAAGTGTAAAGATTTCTCCTGGTGATGTTGTTTTTGGATTCTTTTTAGATACTGATAATGCACAAACTCCCGTAATTATGGGATGCTTTGGAAGAACATCACAAGTTCTTACTTCGAATACTCCAGGGCCATTTCAACCATTCACTGGATATACTGGAAAAGTTAAAAAACCAAATGGTACATTAAAACCTGATCAAACCAACGAACAAAATGCAGAGTCTCAAAAATCTCCAAGACATGTATCTCCAGAACAAGCAAAAAATATTGCTGATGATGAGATCTCATATTTTAGTGCAATTGGCGATAAGATTCAACTTGCAAATACAGTAAGTAATACAACAGTTAATAAAATTTCAACAGAAGTTGGGAATTTATTGAATAAGATTAAAGCACCTGCAATTTTTACAAATATTAAAAATGAAATTAATCGTGTAACTGATAAAATTCAGGCAATTACCAATGGATTAGTTGGTAATATGGTGAATAAATTATTCAAAAAATTGGCACCAATGCTCAATCAAGGATTAAAATTATTATACCAAACTGTTTATAACTTAGTTCTTGCCGCAACTCAAAATCCTGCAATCGCTCATCTTGCTGGGGTAGCAGCACAAACAGCAATGGTTCCTCCAGTAAAAGCATTGCAACAAGCAATTCCTTGTGTTTCTGGTGCGATTATTAATGGATTAGGAAGTGTTGTTAAAGAACTTCTTAATTCTATGGTTGATAATGTTCAAAATTTTGTAAGTTGTGCAGCTAGTCAATTTACTGGAGCACTTATTAATGATATTATTGGAAAAATAACAAGTGGATTAAGCTCGGCAATTGGAGGAGTTCAAAAAATTCTCCAATTCTTCCCATCTTTTGGTGTTGATAATTTTTTAAGAACAAGTTCTGATGCAATTAAAGGTCTTGTTGGATTATTTGATTGCAATCAAAGTAAAGCGAAGGCAAATGGTATTGTCGATCAATGGGTAATAGGTTCTGGGCCTGCAAATGTTCCACCACCAGATTTTGCAAAAATTTTAGAAAATGCAAATATTGCCAAAGGGATTGGTCAAATACCAAATATTGAGACAGTTGCTTCAAGTGATCAAATAGTCTTAGATAATTTTTTATCTAGTGTTATTGTTCCATCTGCAATTAGCGATACTACAAATACAATTACATTACCCAATCTTACTGGAATAACAACAGGAGGATTTCTTACTTCTTCAAGTGAAATGATGCAAATTAATAGTTTTAATTCACAAACAAATGAAGTTGTAGTTACAAGAGCATATTCAGGAATTTCTACAAATTATGTAAGTGGATCATCGTTTAATGTTATTGGAAATATACCTCAACAATCTCTTACAAAAGGAGTTGCCCCATCAACATTTAATCAAAAATATGGAGTATTTGATATTTTTAGTTCTGTAACAAAAAATTCATCTACTAGTGGTTGCTATACTGGAAAACCTACATCATGTAGTCCTCCAACAATTAATATTTTTGGTGGCGGTGGTTCTAGTGCTACTGCAATTCCTTTATTAGGAGCAATAGTTGGATATAGTGGAAGTATTATTGGTGCAAAAGTAACTAATGGTGGATCTGGGTATAGATTCCCACCATTTGTAGAAATAGTTGATAATTGCAATCAAGGTTACGGTGCAGTAGCAAGAGCAACAATTAATGATGCCGGAGAAGTAGATTCCATTTACATTGTATCTGAAGGTGAAAATTATCCAATTGATATGATTCAAAATTATATTGTAAAAGATATATTAATTGAAAATCCTGGAGAAAATTATACTTCAACTGATACTATAATCGATAATTTTGGTAATATATATCCATTTAAAGTATATAATGGATCAATTATTAAAGTTACTCCGAGTGTTCCTGGAATTGTTACTGAAATTGCTCCAATGACAGAGCAAACTCAAATAAATACTGTTAATGTAACTGATTTACCAATATTAACGGTTAAATCTAATACTGGATCTGGTGCTGTACTTAGAGCAATACTTGATATAAGTCCAACAGAATTCCAAGGTGAAATTAAACAAAGTATCGATTGTGTAACATAAAATGGCAGAAAGACCTTTTGATAAGCAAAACTGGCAAGGGAGAAGTATAACCAGTTTTGGTCCAAAGTTTAGATTGGATATGAACAATCCCACAATGGGATTGAATGGTACTGATGTCTATAATCTTTATGCAGTAACAGATAGTAAGGATGTTTGTATTACTGGATTAAGTGAAGGTGGAACTTATAAGATTTACAATGATCATTCAATAGAATTGATTGCGGGACAAAAAAGTAAATCCAATGGTGTAGATATTGTAATTAGTGGTAGAAATGGTGATGTATGCATTACGGCAGAAAAGAATGGGAAAGTAAGAATTCGCGCACAAAACATTATGATTGATGCAGATGAAGATGTTGATATTAAAGCGGGAAGAAATATTATATTAGATTCTGGATCTGGAAGACTTTTAATTAAAGCAAATAAGGCAGATTGTGATGCATTGGATGGAAATCTTGCTCCGTCAGGATCTAGTTTTGGTGAAATTGTTTTTGCCGGAACCTATGTTGGTTCAAATATTGTCACAAAGGCTTTTAGTGGTGGCGTAACTTCAATTATAGGATTATAAAATGCCAGATATTTTTACTACGGGAGAAGAAGCATATTTTAATGAGAAAGCAACCTTTTATAAAGGTATAACAGTTTATGGCGATGTAGTAACTGAAGGTGGGACAATAATTGGTAATGGGACTGGCGGAGGTACTCAAGGTCTTCAAGGTACTCAAG